GAGACGCGGGGCGGGAAGAGGGTTGCGGAGTATTGGCTGTAAGCCGAGCGCAATTAAGATTGGAGCCGATATGAACACACACCAGCTAACCGAACAGATCAAACAATGGTGCGAGCAGCTTAAACAACTGCCGCTTGATGAACAGGTTGCGACACTGAACGCGGCCAGAAAGGAAATGCACGAAGCCGGGCCATTCAAGGCCGAGCCTGTGGACTGCATTTATTGGGTCAAAACCGAAACGATCGAGGCTAACGACTACAACCCGAACAGTGTTGCGCCGCCAGAAATGGAGCTTTTGCGCGTCAGCATTGGCTCAGATGGCTACACGCAGCCGATTGTTTCTTGGATGCGCGATGGCGTTTACGAGGTGGTTGATGGATTCCACCGCAACCGGGTTGGGCGCGAATGCGAAGAGGTGCGCGAACGCATTAAAGGATATTTGCCGCTTACGGTCATTAACGGCGAGCGCACAGACCGCAACGACCGCATAGCAAGCACAATCCGCCACAACAGAGCGCGCGGGAAGCACGCCGTAGCCGCAATGTCGGACATTGTGATTGAGCTAAAGCGGCGCAATTGGAGCGACGAAAAAATAGGGCGCGAGTTAGGCATGGATGCCGACGAAGTGTTGCGCCTTTCGCAGATTTCGGGGCTGGCTGAGATGTTCCAAGACCGCGAGTTTAGCGAGGCTTGGGAAGCGGCTGACCCTCTGGCGATTAACGAGGAGGACAATCTAAATGTCGAAGGTGAGGTGGGTTAATGGACAAGCATTTGCGCCGCATTACGATTGGGAGTGCTACACAAGCGGCTTTCATTCGGTTGCATTTAACCAATTGCAAGCCGAACAAAGCCGCGACTTATACGCAAACATTCCAGAGCTTCGCGTCTGGACTTTTAAGCTGCTTGAAGCATGGCCCGTTACGGTCGCTGTGCATCTTTCGCAAAATCGAAATTATCGCGCGTGGATTGGTCACGCGGCCTGCTTCCTGCATCACGGCGCGGGAATGGACTCATCAATTGCAGCCTATTGGATGCTTGATGAGCGCGGGCGCGACGATGCCAACAACTGTGTCATGGAGGGATTTTACTCATGGAGCCTAACGAACACTCAAAATTTGCAGAGCGGCAGCTATCTAAGTCCAAGCGGCCAATTGGAATTTCAGTTTTGGACGCAGCAAGGCAGCGTATCGCCGCCGCTTTCGATAATTGCCAACGAGTCTATGTCAGTTTCAGCGCAGGCAAAGATTCAACGGTCATGCTCCATCTTGTCGCAGACGAAGCAAGACGGAGGGGGGTTAAATTCGGCGTCCTTATGATCGACCTTGAAGCCCAATATAATCTGACGATTGAACACGCGACGGAATGCCGCGAGGCATACGCGGATTGCACCGAATGGTATTGGGTTTGCCTTCCGATTAACCTCCGCAACGCCGTCTCAATGTATCAGCCTCACTGGACTTGCTGGGATGAGGACGCAGAGAAGCAATGGGTTCGCAAGCTGCCAAAAGACGCAATCACCGATCCTAAGTTTTTCGACTTCTTTGCCGCTGGCATGGAGTTTGAGGAATTTGTCCCGGCTTTTGGTCTTTGGTATTCGGGAGGGGAACGCACAGCTTGCTTCGTCGGCATCCGCACAGACGAAAGCCTTAACCGCTTTCGCACGATTGCCAGCCAGAAAAAGGAGCGCCTTAACGGGTTCTCTTACACCACCAAAGTATGCGGCGAGGTTTACAACTTTTACCCGCTTTATGATTGGCGAACCGAAGACCTTTGGCTTTGGCACGCGCGCAATCCAGGCAGGCGACATAATGCGCTCTATGATTTGATGCACAAGGCGGGCCTGACGATTCACCAAATGCGAATCTGCCAGCCCTATGGCGACGATCAGCGGCGCGGCCTTTGGCTGTATCACCTAATCGAGCCGCAGACTTGGGGAAAGGTGGTCGCTCGCGTGAATGGAGCTAATAGCGGCGCGCTATACGTTCAAGAAAGCGGAAACATGACGGGCTATCGCTCTGTCACACTGCCGCCGGGACACACTTGGCGAACCTTCGCGGAATTGCTTTTGAAATCGCTGCCCGACAAGACGGAAAAGCATTTTAGAGCCAAAATAGACGTTTTCCGCAAGTGGTGGATGGATCGGGCATACCCCGAAGGCATCCCCGATGAAGTGGACGCCAAGCTGGAAGCAAAGCGGGAAGCGCCAAGCTGGCGACGAATCTGCAAAAGCATCCTTCGCAACGATTATTGGTGCAAGGGACTTGGATTCACTCAGCACAAGAGCGGCAGCTTTGACCGCTACTTGGCAATGATGGAAAAGCGCAAAAAGCGCGCCGAGTGGCGTGTTGACGAGCGCGAACGCAAATCGGACGGCTGGCTTTTCTAATGAAACTCGATCCCGGCTTCGCATCCCACTGGAAAACCGAACGGCTAATCGCCCGCTGCGGCCACGGGGCCGTGACTGGCCTCCTGCGGCTGTGGGGGGATTGCCAGATCCAGAGGCGGTGGAATGGGATCAGCCTCAACCCGACCAAGCTCGCAGCCATGATGCGCTACGAGGGCGACCATACGGCGCTCTGGGAGGCCATGACAGACGCCGACGCGCCCTGGCTGGACTCCGAGGAAGGCGGGACATGGGCCATCCATGATTTCGGCCACCATCAGAAGCAAGTCATCCATATGTGGGAGAACGGTCGCAAGGGCGGCAGGCCGCGCAAAGAAATACCCCCCACACCCCCTAAAGAAATAGAAGACCTAATACATACTCTTCCTCTTACCCCATTAGGTTACGAAATGAAACCTAATGGTTTTGAAATGAAACCTAATGGTTTTTCCGTAGAGGTGGTTATCGAGGCAGGAAGACGCGCCAGCATCCCTGAAGACGTGTGCCGGGCTTACCACGATGACCGCGAGGGCGCGGGATGGCTCGACGGCAAAGGCAGGCGCGTCTCATCCATGCCGCATGACCTGTCGGGATTTTGGCGCAAGTGGCAAAGCAACCGCAGCCCAAAGCAATTCGGCAACGGTGTGGTAAACGGCCACAACGGGAACCCGAAGCCCGAAGGCGTGTGGCAGCTACAGCAAAGAATCGAAGCCGCGCAGAAGGAGGTAGACCGCATCTGCGCGAACCCGGCGAACAAGGAGCAAATTCCTGACTCGTTCGACAGGCGCTTGAAGGCCGAGCCGATGGCGAAGGTGAAGGCGCTGAAGGCGTCGATTTCGGAAATGCGGCAGCGGTTGGCTGGCGTGGAGGTGGCGGCGTGAAGGGCGGCGATTTCTCCCTTCGGGACATCATCGCGCCCGTGCGCGGCATGGGAAGGACAGCCAAGTTGCAAAACTTCTGGCTCAGTGTGTTTGCCCGCTACGACATCCACACCCCGCATGACTTGGTGGAGAAGGCCGACAAGCTGTGGAAAATGCGGAACGTCAGCGAGCGCACCATTGCCGCCATCGTTATGTCCGCAGGGCGATTCGGCATTGCGGTTCCATCGCACCCGAATTGCATGAAGGGAGCGGCATGAGCGAAAGTTTGCGCGCCTACATCGCCGCCCGTGGCCTTGACGCACGGCTGGTTATGAACGAACTGCAAGACCACGGCGTCATTTCCGACAATGCCGTGAGCGTGGCCGAGGTGGGTAATGGCGGTGAGGCTATTGCTTGGCTGGAAAAGCGCGACCAGAGGGCATTGCGGGCGCGGGAAGAGGCAAGGAGGGCGGCGTGAGCGAATCCAAGCATTACCTACCCAATGGAGCCAAAGCGATTTACCCGACGCTGGCTAAAGCAATCGCGGCCCGATGCAAAGTGGCGCGGCAACGAGGGGATCGGTGGCGCTCGCAGCTACGGATTTACCGGGTGGCGAAGGGGTGGTGCCTGACCAAGACGACCAAGAGCAATTTCGAGCACAACAGCACACACCTATGAGCTACGAAAAATACACAAGAGCCATCAGAAAAATGCGCGCATTTGCGGAGCTTCAAAACAAACAGCTTCATCAGGATTGTCAGGCATACATTGATGGCAAAATAAAAACGCAGGCCGAAATAGCCAGAAAGCACGGTGTGACGAGGGCTTGCATTTCTAAGCGAGTAAGCCTGATGCGACCGCTGCTCACTGAAGCAATACACGACCTCGTGCTTTTGAAGGCGCGGGAGCAAAAGCGAAAAATTTACGGATTGCGGCAAATGATTGTGGCAGCCGCGCGCAAATCAACGCGCATAACCAACACACAAAAAGCAACAGAAAGCCTTTGGAGGATTGAACATGATTGACATGAAACGCGCGCAAATGCTCGGAGGAGATCCAGCGGACAGAAAAGAGGCCAGTTATTGGCCGCAGCACGAGGACAGGCCCGAAGACATCTGGGCCGACGAATGGCTCGAAATGTGCCGGGCCTCGGAGGTGAAGGTTTGCCCGGATGCGGTCACGCACGGCAAGGCGGCTCTGACCAAGACCCTCAAGACCAGCGACAAGGACGGGCACAGGCTGGCGCAGCGGGAGGCCATCGTGCGCTTTCTTCAGCAAGCGCGGGAGGTGTCGGCCTGTCCCGATCTGCAATACTTCGTCGCTACCTGGCAGGCGGCATTTGAACTGGAAGACAAGGACGAGGACAAGACGCAGACCAGCATTGCCAAGCAGTTCGGCGTCACGCGGGCAGCGGTAAGCAAGCGGGTGGTCGAGATACGGAAGGCAGCCAACCCGGCGACCATCGCCCGAAGCCAGAAGAGCATTGAGGCCAGAAAGACTTATGCCCTGCGACAGTTAATCGTTGGGCAAACCAGAAAGAAAATAGACCTAACCAACCAACATAACGAGACAAACGACTTATGGGCACAGCATACAACGGCAAAGAATTAAGCAGCGTCAGCGTGGAGC